TCATGGCCGCTACGGCAGAGTTCACGCCGGTAGTCGGCTGGAACACGCAGCCCGTCGTCGCGCCGCTCTCGCTCGCTCCAGGCAAGTACTGGCTCGCCTATGCGCCGAGTTCGGACGGCTTGCACTTCGCGTCTCAACCGGGCGGGGTCAACGCCGCGTACTTCTCGCGTCCGTATCAACCGCTCCCCGCGACCTTCTCAACCTCGCCGAACTTCGTGGCGTGGCACTGGTCGTTCTACGCGACCTTGACTGCCCCCTAAGCGAATCCGACGGCGCGCCGCACGGCTTGCTCGGCAGATACCGCGCCGAGCGTCCAGGCGGCGCGCCCCGGGCCGCTGCCGTTCAAGATAACGTGCAGCGTGCCGCCCTTTCCGTTCGTGACGACGAACTCGAGCACGTTCCAATCCTTTTGGACCAGATCCCCGGAGTTCATTCGAACGAGACTCGAGCTCAGGAAGATGGTGTAGACGTCGTGTTGTTCGACGAACTGCCGCTGGATCCTTTCGACGATCTTTCTGAGCTCTTCGGAGTCCGGGACCAGGTAGGCATACCGACTCGGAGGCTTTTGACCTACTTCTGCGCATGCGGCTGAGAAGTAGCCCTCCTTGCGATAGCGCTCGTTCTCTCGCCGTCGTTCCCCGTGCCGCTGCTCCTCGCGACGGCGATCCTCAGCCGCCTTTCGCATGCGCTCCTCGACCGCTTCGCGCGCTCTCTTGGCGTCCTTCGCCGCGAGAAGCTTCTTACACGTAGCGTTGCAAGCGCAGAGTCCCCACGACGGCCGCCATGCGGTGCGCTGGCCGCAGCCTTTGCAGCAGTGTATCTCGAGCCGGTCGTGCGCGACGTAGTTCGGAAGCGTCTCGGTCGGATAGCTTTGAACGATCGCTTGATCGTACTCGTCATCGCGCCACCCGACCGGGTACTGCAACGGCTCCTCCGGCTCTCGCTCTACCGCCCGACCGAACTCAGCTTCGAGCGCGCTCAAGACATCGGCCTCGAGCGCGCTCGTCTGCTCTTCAGTCCATAGCGTTCGGACCAATTCGTATTGGCACCGAATCGCGCGGCGGGTGAGTCGATCGACCGTGGACTACTCCTTCCAGCTTTCCGGGAACAAGTTCGGCGCGTGATCTAGACACACGCGCTTCCACTTCTTAGCGAGCCGTTGGTACTCGAGGTCGGCGAACTCGTTGGCGCGCTCCTTGAACATCTTCTGGAGCGCGATGGGGTTCGACGTCCAGATAAACGACGTCTCACACGAGTGGGAGAGATACGGCGAGGCGCTCTCGAAGATGCGCTTCCGATCCATCCCCTTCGGCGGCGCGCTGTAAGCTTCCTCGAAGTGCGCCGTCCGCCGGCGGATGTAATCGAGATATTCCCGGTAGTTTCGCCCCATCGCGGACTTGAAGTAGCTGAGCTCGTCGGCGTTATCGATGATCGCCGGGTGCGCGATGTAGCACCCCGCGTGCTCGACGTACCTGGTCGACTCTTGCGACGGCGATCCTTCCTCGGTGCGATCGGCGCCGACGTAGTGCCGAATGATCTCGTGCGACACGCGCCGCGACACGCCGCCGATGAAGAACGTCATCTTCGCGTGGTACATGATGCTCGCGTGCGGGATATCGCCGACTTGCGTTTGCGCGATGTACTCGCGGTTCGTCTTCCGCCCCGCTTTGAGCCCGAAGCTGTTGTAACACTTGCGTCCGGCGAGCTCGACCAGGAGCTCGTTCGGGCTGAGGACTCTGTCAGCCTCGCGCATGCTGTGCGGGAAGAGCGTCTTCCAACGGCCGCTGTCCTCGATGTTGAACTCGTCCGGTAGGCAGTCCGGCGCGCGATCACGCACCCACTCCGCCATCTGGTTGAGCCCATCGGGGATGAGCATCATCTGTGCAATGCACGTTACGGTCGGTTCACTGGTTAGAATTCGCGCTTGTCGTTCCACTTTCCTGTTTCCTTTCTTGTTGTCATCGCCGCCTCTCAGCTTTCTTGTCGGCCATCGTGGCCCCTTTCTCAGTGAGCACGACCTTAGTTGGCGGGCCGCCTTCGTACAGCGGAATAATATTCACGATGCCGTTCTCGACGAGCTGGTCAAGATACTCGCGTGTGACGCCTAGCATCTCGACGGTTGGGAGGTATCCGTTCTTCCGGTAGTAGTGCCGCACGAACGCGCACACTTCGTAAGCATCGGGCTCGTTCATCGCTTGCCTCCCTGAAGTAGGCGCCACACGGCGCGGAAGCACGCATCGCAGAAGTACGAGCCGATCGCAGCCTTGTGTTCCTTGCAGCGTTGGCACGTCATCGTGGCGTCCACGGCGCTGTGAAACAGGTAAGTTCCGTGCTGCGCCAAAAGTCGCCGGAGAGCACCGATCGCATCGCATCGAAGAAGTAGCCGAGATCCATCTCGACCATCGCTCGAGTGCGTAGACTTCGGTGCGCAAGAGGCCGCCCCATATGCGGCGAGCTACGAAGACTGCCTCTTTCGGAGGGTTCTTTCTCATGCTGCGTTTCATGTCAGCCATCGTTTCAACCTGCTTTCGCTTTCTGCTCCTCGTTGAAGTCGTCGACGGCGCGGATGAGGTAGTACGCGAGCTCGTCGATCGCCTTGTCGAGCGTTCCGTCGGCTTCTTCCGCCGGCGTGAAGCTCGTGAGTATGCCCTCGGCGATCGAGCTCGCATCCGCGTCGCTCAAGCTTGCTTTGATCACTTCTTCTTCGCTCCTTTCAACTGTCGGATCTGCGCGATGTGCTGTGCGATGATTGTCTTCTGCGCGCGGTTCGTCGCCTCGAGCGCGCGGTACGCGCGGAGTACGAGCATGACCATCTCGGGAATGACCGCGCCGCCTTTCTTCTCGATGTCGGTGAGGATCTCGTCGACCGTTTGCGTCGCTGGTTTTCTCGGTCGCATGTATCCCTTGGGGCGCCCCGGCTTCTTGGGCGCGCCAACGCCGGCCGCTTTCAAGCCGCTCTCGGGCATCGTCGCCGGCGGCTCCTCTTCGGCCGCCGCAACGCCCGCGTCGAACGCTGGTTTCGCAGCCTCCGGGAGAAACGAGCGCACCCCGTCTGTCTTCTTCTTAGCCTTCACCGGGAGGCTGCTCCTCTCCGCCGGACGGCCATCCCCACGGGAGGCGATAGCCGGTACCGGCGGTCAATTCTTGGTCGGACATCTCGTGTATGCCGTTGACGAGGCACGCACGCGAGCAAAGGTGATACATCACGACCCCGATCGTCACCGAGATGGGCCGCACGTTTCGCGCGTCGTATCTCACGCCGCTGTTGCTCGCGCGGTACATGAGCCGCCCGCACTGATCGCACTTCATGTCGTGGACAGCTTCGGCCACCGCTTACTCCTTGATCGAGACGAGGTTCCAGCGAGTCCAGTCCTTGTCGTCCTTCGCAAGCCGCTCGACGCCGGATTCGATTGCGTTCATGAGGCGCTGCCCTTTGAGGTTCCGTTTGACGGGAACATCGAGCTTTCGGTTCTTGGCCGTGTCTTCGTAAACGAGCTCTACTACCGCAACCATTGGTTACTCTCCTTGTGCGGCCCACACGCAGACCGCTGTTGTGAGGCCACATTCTAGATCTTTGAGCGTGCCGTCGTTCTCGATCACGAGGTCGAAGCGATCGTTCGGTATCTCGCCCTGTTCCGTCTCGCTCCGATGAGCGCCGGCGGCGCCGCTGAGCCCGGCGTCGGGACGGATGACGCGAATCGTGCGCGCGCCGACGACGTCGAGCCCTAGGAGCTCGTTCTCGAAGCGCACGTCGGGAATGACGACGTCCGTTTTCCAGTTCAAGTCGCCGGGGCGCCAGTCGTGGCTGAGGCCGCCCATCGCTGAATAGTGATAGCCGCCCTCCTGGCTGAGCTTCGTCGCGATAGTTAACGCGTACTCGACCCACGTGTCCTCGCGGCACACGCGGCCCCACTCGCTCCCTAGCTGTTGGAGCGCGAACCGGGGCGTGAGGTAACACTGATCCCGATCTGCACTCTCGCCGCGCTTGCACTTGGCCCCGCAGCATTGGCACGTGTGCCAGCCATCGTTGTAGTCCGGCTGCCACATGTGCTTGCGCGGAAGCCGCGTGTCGGGCGCGTTCCGTGCCGCGCTCGGGCCCCATAGCTGGTCGAACGAGAAGCCGTAGACGTCCATGCAGATGCGCTTCATCGGATCGGCGAAGCTCACCTTCACGAAGTTGTGATCGCGCACGAGAAAGTCCGCGCACGTGTCTTTGCCTGAACCCGCTAGCCCCGAGATCCCGATTATCATGACGTTCTCCTATCCAAAGTCCGACCACCTTTGCCCGACCTTCCGATCGATCGGCATTCGAAAGCTCCGCGCGCCGTCTTCAATCTTCAACGACGATCCCCATCCGTTCGCCGGAATGATGACGGGCTCTTCCCACGTCTTGTCGACGAGCTCGCAAACCTGGTCGACGTGCCGGTCAGGCACTTCCATGATGGCCGCGTCGTGCACTTGCTTGACGACGGCGGCGCCGCGCGGGAGGGCGTGCCAGATCTTCGGCAAGCGCACGTTCATCAAGCTCGCGATCCCGCCTTGGATCGGCCGGTTCGCAACGTCCGGAAAACCGGCGTGCCACCCCAACCACGAGATGCGACCTGAAAGGGCGCATCTCAAGTAGCCGTGCTTGTCGACCCAGCGCTTGTTGCCCTCGACGTACTTGAAGTAGCCGCTGCACGTGTCGCGCACCATCTCCTGGAGCTGCACGACGTCGCGCATCTCGACGGGGAGGCCTTTCGAGCGCACGAAAGCGAACAGCGTCCCGGCCTCGGCGTAGTAGATGCATCCGAAGATGCAATTCTTCTCGACGTCGCGGAAGGGTTTGCCGGCGCCCTTCGGATCGCGGCCGATGAGCTCGGCGTCGGCGGGGAAGAGCAGCTTCGCCATCGCCGTGTGCACGTCGCCGGATTCGCACGCCTTGATGAACGTCTCGTCGCCGGAAAGGTACGCGGCGAATCGGAGCTCTGCTTGGGAGAGGTCGAAGTAGACGAGCTTGTAGCCCGGCGGCGCCACGTAGAGCTCACGCATGCGCGTCTCGAGGACGATGAACTTCTCTTTCGTCTGCGGATCGAGCAGGTACTCCGCCCGCGGGCAGCTTTGGATGCGCGACGAGTACCGACCGCTCGCCGTACCGTAAGATCGCCAGTTGAAGTGCGTGCGCGCGACGCGAACGACCGGGCCTAGAGGTGCGATTGCCTCGGCCGCCGCCGTGGCCCCGATCGCTTTCTCACGCTTCGCTCTGGGCTTCCGCACGGGCGTCCGCCGCCGGGCGCGCTTGACCGCCCGCCGGGCCGCCGCGCTAGACATCGAGCACCTGCGAGTCGATGTAGGTGCCCTTGATCTTCACGACGCCGCGCCACTGGAGGAGCATGTCGGCGAACCGGCCTGCTCTCGTCGGGCTCTCCTTGAGGCGCTCGAGAGTCTTCTGGCTAGTCGAGGGCAATCCCGTATCGGTGGGGTCCGCCGCCGCCAAGGGGGCGCGAAGCGTCGTGAAGAGCGCGCGGCGCACTTCGGCCAATTGCATTGGATGGAAGTTCGGCCGCCGGAGGAGAACGCGCATCTTCTCGAGCAGCCTCGCTTCCTTCTCCACCATCGCCGCACGGAGCACATCGCGCCGGTCGAGATCCACGCCGGAGCCTCGAATGATCATGTCGCGACAGAGGCGTGCGTTTTCCTTGTCGACCTCGTAGATCATCCGCTCGCTCTCGAGATCGGCTTGCATCCTGAGCCACACCAGCGCTTGGATGCGTGCGTCGGCCGCGTTGTAGAGGCAGAGCTCGGCGCCGCTGAGCTTTTCAGGCGGGAGGCCCTTTTCTGAAGCCCCGTCTTTGCCGCGCTTGAACGTGACCTTCCACGGGCCCGCGTCGACGAAGCAGCTTGCGACGTGCGAAAGCCTTTGCGGCATGTGGCTCGCGAACGTGTGGTGCGCGATGAGCGTGTCCTCGAGCTTGTCTTCCATCTCGTCGAACGGGATCCCCGCGCGATCCATGCTGATCTGGTCGAAGTTGTAGCCGTTGTGCATTCCAACGATGCGCACGCGCTCGTGGAAGCGTCGGATGATCGGGACGTGCACTTTCGGCCGCCAGGGCCAGATAACGACCGTGTGCTTGGCGTCGGAGATGCCGATGCACAGGATTCTGTTCCGGAGCGGGTTCGCACCGTCCTGGCCGCCGGGAGTGCTCGGGCCCGTCTCGATGTCCTCGCTCACGACAGGCTTCAACTTGGCGAGCTCGTGGATGACGTCGTTCTTCTTCGTGACGACGACGTAGGGCCCGTTGTCGACGAGCTTCTTGTGCGTGAGCTCTCCGCGTAGCCACCGAGCGATGCGGTCGAGGTCGATCTTCAACACCGGGAGCCACGTGTCGGATCGCAAGATGAACGCCGGGTGGAGCGTCGGAAGCACCGTGCGCCCCGCAAGCCGACTTCGCCCGTCGACGATCTGCGCCTTCAACCAAAGCTCTTTCCACTTCGGCGCGGCCCGCTCTTTCGCCTTCTTCGCCGCTTTCCACGCCGGTATCGCGTCGATCTCGCGCGCCGTCCAAACGAAGCCGCGCGCGTGCATGATCGAGCGCACTCCGAGTACGGAGAGCGTAGACGTCTTGCCTAGCGTGACGATCGGGATCGACGGATCGAACTTCGCGAGATCTTTCAGGAGTCGAGGCGCGCAGCAGACTGCGGCCTCTTCGTTTTCCCGGTCGATGTTGCTCCTACAAAGCGCTGCATTCTGGAGGGCGGCCTCGCGGATATCTATGTCGACCTCTCGGCAAAGCCCGCGGAGGAAGGAACCGGTTTGGCCGACGAAGGGGATGCCTTGGATCTCCTCTTTGCGGCCGGGCGCTTCGCCGACGAACACTAGCTTCGTTGGGAGGCTCGAGGCTTTCGGCGGAACGACGGTGTTACCGCGCAACGGGCAGAGATCGCAGCGCGCGCCGAACTTCCGCGGATCGTAGCCCATCCGATCTCAAGCCTCGGGTAGCCCCGGGATGCGACCGCCCGCGAAGATCTTGAACGCCGTCACGATGAGCGGCGCCTGCACGTGCTCCGGGATCTCCAGTTCGAGCTCACGTGCGGCGCGTTGCAGCGCCGCTTCGAAGGTCATGTTGTCCTTCGAGAGGATGTCGACCATGCGCTCGAGAACCGGCGCGTACTTCCGCGCGTCCTCGAGAAGGTGAGCCCCCTCGGCGCTCATGCGCTTTTCCCTCGAGCGCTGGCGCCAAAGTCGGCGTCAGGCCCCGTCCCCGCCGGCGGGACGAACGCCTCGCAGTGGCATCCCGCTTCGCCGGCTTGGACGCCGCTGCGATCCAGGCAGGCCGCGTTGTGCATGTGCTTCGGGTGCCCGCAGTTGCAGCAAAGCCAAACGGGGAGCGCTGCGTTCACCTTCTCGGTGCATGCCGCGCAGTAGTCCCGCGAGTTCTCTCTGTCGGCTTGGAAACCTTCACTGGTCTCGCGGTTCACTTGAACCGTCGATGTGCTCCCTTCGCTATAGAGAATCGACCCGCCACAGCCGTCGCATCGACGCCGATGTTCTTGCGCGTTGATCGCGCCGCACGCCTTGCAGTGTCCTTCGTAGCTCATTCGACGAACTCCTCACACTTCTTGCAGCCCTTGCAGCCGTCTTCGCCGTGCTTCCCCCGTGTGCAGCCGCATCGCTCGCAGACGTCGCCGCTCGAGGATTCATCGCGCCCTCCGATCTCGGAGAGCTCATCGTCCTCGAGCAGCGAACGTCTACGAGGAACGCTCACCTGCGCTTGCTCCTGCCGTTCGCCTTGCTCGATGCCTTGCTGCGACCGCGGGGCTGCGCCTCCGACTCCGGCGCGCGGCTGGACGGCGGCGCGTCGTCATCGTCGTCGTCGCCCTTTGCCGCGAGAGGCCGCTTCGGATCCGTGAAGCGAACCTCCGACACGATCTCGCCGGTGTCCTTGCGCTCGTTCAAGATAGTCCAACCAGCGAACTTCTTGCCCTCGGCAGCCTTCACGAAGGGTTCGAGATCGTCGGACGACTCGATGACCTTCGGGATGATGTCGAGATCGATGTCGAGCGCTTCGCAGAACTGGCGAATGCGGAGCTTGTTCAAGCGCTCGCCGCGGGGGTTCTTCCCGCCGAATACGAGGAACACGGAGAGATCCGTGCCGAGCGCCCGCTGGAACTCGTCGCCGTCCTCGTCAGTCTTGTCGAGCCGGATCGGCACGATGACCATCGGGAACTTGTCCTCCTTCGTCGGTTGGATCTTGCACTTGCCCCGTGGCACCGACATCTGCCACTCGCCTTCGGGGGCGTCGGGGGCGATGTCGTTCGCGTCGAATTCGACGCGCTTGAACTCCATCTTCTTGTCCTGAGTACGTGCTGCGTTTGATGCCATCTTTACTGTCTCCATTCTTTCTCTGCTTTAGGGTTTCGAACGTTCGACCAGGCTTTTGACCTGAGCGTCTAATTCGCGCACCGCCTCGACGAGGTTACGGAGCGCGCTTTTGCAAGCCGTGATGTGCCGCGCGGGCGCTTGCGTTAGCGCCGTTTGATCCAACAAGCGCTCTGCGCGGTCGCAGAGCTCTGCTATCGGCGTCTTCACTTCGACCGCGAGCGCCGGCTCTACTTCGAACACTTTGGCCACTGACTTCCTCCTTTATCGGTCGAGCGCTTCTTCACGGTAGAACGCGAGGAGCTCTCCCATCGCCGCGTGCAGCGCCGCGAACTCCGCGCGATTGAGCTTCGCCTCGACGAGAGGGCCGCCATGCTGACACACGTCCAGCGTGAAGATGCCCTCGGCGGGGCGGGCACCGGCGAGCACGCTTCCGCCGCGTTGGAGTGTGAGATTCAACGCGCCCGGTGGCTGCGGCCTGCTCATCTGCGATCCCCCCGGTCCTTCTTGTCGGGCTTCGTCTTCCACCCTCTCTTGAACTCTTCGTGGAGGGCGCCGACGTCGGCCTCGATCTCGAACGTGCCGTCGACGTCGAGACAGCTCGGGCCGTAGACGCCTACCGGGTTGATGTAGAAGCTCCGCTTCGCCGGATCCTTCGAGTGCGGCGCCATGAACACGGTGTTGGAGAACATGGCGGGGATCGTCTTTCGTGCCGCTCCTCCGAGCAGGGGCGCGATGCCGTGTCCCGCCTTCTCAGTTTGGCCTTCGATCAAACCGCCAGTCTCGATGTAATGCATGACGCAATAGAAGTGCGCTTTTAGGTCGAAGCAACGCGCGCAGATGTTCTGGAGGCGCTTTCGGTACTCGCGCCAGAAACGCCGCCCGTCCGCTTCGCCCTTCGCGTTACGTGTTTGATCCTCGAGCGCTTCCTCCAACCAATCAGCGTAGAGGTTCATGTCGTCGACGACGACCCACTTGTACTTGCCCTCTTTGCACCCCACCCGCGCAACTTTCAGCGCGTCCTCCATCTGACGCTCGTCACGAATGAGATCCCACTCGAAGCGCTTGTTCTTACGAGAGGCGGCGAGGAGACCTGTCTTCTTGCCGCAGTTGATGACGTAGCCGGGACCGAATGCCGCCGCGGCGCTCGCCACGATGCTCGTCGACTTACCTATGTGCGGATCACCTAGAATCAAGACGCGGTCATACGACTCGCGCTCTAGCGCGGACGCTTCCTGCGGCATGTTGTCGGACTCCTTGTTTCCCCTGCCCGCCGTCGCCTTCGAGCGGCGACTCTTCGACGTTGGGCTTGAGGGATCACCGTTCTATCGAATCTCGGCGCCGTGTGCAAACAAAAACGATACACGCGAGATAAAAAAGAGCCCGCTACCCCCGTCGAAAAGGGTAGCGGGCGTGAGAGCAGAGAAAGGAGATCCGCTCGGAGCATCAACATAGTGATCTCCAGTCTGATTGTCAAAACGCACGTGCAGCCTCGCCGCCTCTCCCGCGAGCCGCCAACGAACCGAGCGCCGGTTTTTGCTAGCGGGAGAGAGGAGCGAGCCGTCGACTGCACTCGACTTTTCCGCTCCTTGATCGGCGAATACTCGGATATCCGGCATCCGCGGCGCCCGGTCCGCGTGGGAGTCCTACCCACACTTGGGCGCAACCGACCTGCGGCAGAATCCTTATTCTCTGACTTCTTCGGCTTCGATCTCCCAGTGCGGTTGGTGGACGTCGACGAGACGCACGCGCTCCTCGGGTTGATCGGCGTAGCCGTCGATCTGCTCGAGGCGCAGGTTGTTAATTACGGTGTTGTACGCGATGTGCTCGACGAACTCTTCGTCGCGCTTGAAGGGCATCATCTGCTCGCGCCACTCGTCGGTGTTGCAGCTCTTCAAGAGCTCGTCGGCGACTTCAAGCTCGATCTCGCCTTCGAAGCGGACTCGAAACTTCCGCATCGTCGGCGCAGGCGATGACTTCTTCGCAGCGCGCGTGCGGCTCATCGTGGCCGTCCGCTTCCCGCGAACTTCTCTTGCGCCTCGATCGCGAGATCAAGGCATTCGAGCACGTCGAGGCCGAGATCATCAACCCAACGGATCGTCGAGAAGATGACATTGCCGAGCTCTTTCTTGAGCTCTCGTCTCCAACGCTCATGGTCGACACTGCTAGGGCCGCCACTGTAGACGTCTCTGGTTAGCCGTGCGAGGTCGCCGACACCTACCATGAGCCTGACGACGACGTCGGGAAGGTTGAACTTGTCGTTGCCCCAGATCTGCCGCGCCTGCATGAGCAGCACGGCCGTTCCGTCGCGCACTTGGGTTCGTAGGCCCTCATGCTTCCGGATGTCGGCTTCCATTGAGTAGTTGGGGTCCATTGTTCTTCTTCCTTGTTCCGGGTTGTGGATGGCGAATCGAGCGCGCAAGTGCTTTCGAGAGAAGTTGCGGAACGCGCGATCGTTCTCGCGGCACGCATCGTCTAGCGTGTCGATGTTGTCGAGAAGGGCCCACAGTGAATCTCGCTGCTCCTCTACCGTTATTGGCCTATCCCTTTCGTCGGTCACGCCGCAGTGCATACAGCACCGAACTCCGGTCTCGTCTGCTTCCCAGCAGTGGTTGAGGCAAGCTTGTCCGACGAGTACGTGGCGAGCGGTTCCTTGCGCTAGCTCGTCGGTTCGAATGAACGATTCCAGCTCGGCGCGTCGCTTACCGGACTCGTACAGCCGCTCGCAGAAAGCCTCTTCGGGCGAAAGACGTGTAAGCGCCCCTTCGTGTTTTCGGATGTCGGCCTCGTCGGGGGGCCCGTTGCGCCCGCTCATTCCCAGTAGGTTCCGAGGAGCGCGTTGGTCGCCGGGAAACGCTCGACGAGTCTCGCCGGGACTTGTCCGTCGTCGCCGCCGCAAACGAGCTGGCAGCACTCGGCCTCGTTCGGCATGTCACCCTCGCGGGCCTCCAAGTCTTCATGGAGGGCGTCGACGAGCTTGTCGATGTCGATCTCGATCATCGAGTCGCAGTACGCCCAAGCTGCGATCGACTTCGCTACTTCCTTCGAATTCATGATCTCGCGCCCCTTTCGTACTCGATAGCTTCTTGGACCGATCGCACGTCGAGACCGACGTCTCTCAAGAGATTGATGCCGCTCGGGTCGCGGTACGCCTCGCTGTACACGATCTTGGAGATGCCGGCGTTGATGACGAGCTTCGCGCACATTCGGCACGGCGAGTGCGTGATGTACATATGCTTCTTGCCGGCGTAGTTGTAGTCGAGCTTGATGAGCGCGTTCACCTCGGCGTGGATGAACCCGCTCTGTCCCGGCTCGGTCGACTCGTGCTCGTGCGGGCCGCCGGCGTAGTTACCGTTGTAACCGCCGGCTAGCATCTGCGTGTTGCCGCTCGAGACGACGATCGCGCCGACTTTGAGCCGCGGGTCGACGGAGCGTTGTGCGATCACGTAGGCGATCGACATCCACGTCTCGGCCCACGTCGGCCGAATGTGCTCGATGCCTGGCTTGGTCACGAGCACGCCGCCGTGGAATATCTCCGGCCTCACGGGTTCGCCTCAAAGCCCGGAGGCGGCGGCGATGGTGTCGTCTTGTCGGATGCGCGCTTGTTGGCCTCTTCTGCCGCGTTCAACAGGTCGAGCTCTTCGAGGATCTTGAGCGTCACCGGGCGGCCGTTGAACCACTCGAGATCGTCCGTCGGGAGCTCGAGGCCGAGGTACGTGAAGTCGATGATAACCTTCGCCGCCCCTGCCTCACGAAGCATACCCCTCGATACGCGCGGCCCGCAAAGGACCATCACGTCGCAGCGACGAACGAGCTCGCAATCCGCTCTGAGCCCGAGCTCGCGGTTCTCGGGCGTCTCCTCGAGCATGCTCGTGCAGACGATCCATGAACACTCGACGGAAAAGCCGCGCTTCCAAAGCCACGCGGCCCAGTGGGCGGCTTTCTCCCGGTTCTCGTCCATGCCCTCGCGCGTGGGCGCGGAAAGTTGGTGTGCAAGATAGACGGCGATCATTGGGTTGTTTCTCCTTCTTCACGGTCGGTTGCGGTCGGGTTGAGGATCTCGCGCTCGAGTAGAGCGCCGGCTTCGGTGAGCTCGCCGCGGAGTAGGCACTCCAAGAATTCGGCGAGCACAGTGTTGAATCCCTCTGCGACGATGACTTGCCGTGCGAGCGACCGCCACACCACGTCGGTCTTTGGCCGCGGATCGTCGTCGAGCTCGAAGAACTCTCGTCGCCGCGCCTCGGCCTCGACGTGCTCTTGCGCTTCCCGCAGCACGGCGTAGGCGAGCTTCTGTTGAACGGTGCCGTGGGGGAAGTCGGCCGAGTCCGGTTCGACGTAGCGCCCCCAGATGATCTCCACGGCGTTCGCCAAGTGGTAGGGCAGATGCTCGATGAGGTGTAGGAGCTCGACGCCGCTCTCCGCGTGCGTCTGAACTCTAACGAGCGGCATCCGACTTCCCATTCTTGCCGTAAGGCGGCCTGTACCCCTTGACCGTCCCGAGAAACTTCTTCATCTCCTCCACGGAGATCTCGCCGCCGTCCAGCGCGTCCGGGTCATAGGGCTCGCTCGTCTCGACGACGCGAAGCGTTCCGTAGTTGTCGCCGGCGATGATGACGGTCTCCTCTTGCTCTTCGACTTCCAGTTCGGGTTCGTTCACTTGGGTTTCCTTTCGACGGGTGTGAGATCTCTTTCGAGCTCTTCGAGCTTGGCGCACACCCGGTGCACCTCGGCGATGGCGTCCTCTACGCTGCCTTGACCACCGTCTCGATTCACGATCGCTTGCAGGTTCCGGAGCTCTTGGAATGCTCGTTCATTGAGTCGAATCGACGCGAGGTGCATCGAGCGGAAGTTGTCGTAGGCCTCGGCGCGGCCCTCGACCGCGTTGTCGATCCGCAGCGCGATGCGATTCAACATGTCGTCCCAACCGCGGCGCTCGGCGGCCAGGTGCCCTAGAGCGATGAGCACCACCTGGCGCTCCTCTTCGCTGAGCGGGAGCGCGTGAGCCGACGTCGCCGCTACCAAGCCGAGGGCGGAGCTAAGCAGGTGGCCGCAGTGGAGGCAGTTCTCTTGATCGGTCTGCACAGCGCGCGTGCAAGCCGGGCACGAGTAGACGGTCATCGCCACGCCCTTTGAACCCGCGCGTCCAGCGGCTCGTAGAGGTCGTGGAACAAGTCGGGTTTGACGACGCTCTGAACGCCGTATTCAGAGTCGACGATCCAGTCGCCGGCGACTACGATGCGGATACCGTCGAAGGTATCCAAGATGCCGTAGTCCGCCGGATCGACGCCCGGGACGAGCGCATCCATGAGCGCGTCCCGGACGCGAGAGTCGGGGTCGTCGAAGGCCTGCACGCCCTTCACTGACTTCCCAGGAAACCACTGCTCGGCTTCAACCACGATCGGTTTTTTCCGGTACTTCGCCATCAACCTACTGGAGCAAGCCGTCGCGGTCCGGAATCGATCGGACGTAGCGCTCGAGGCCTGGGAGCGACACGTGCGTGTAGAGCGCAAGGAGCTCTTCCGCCGCCGGTACCTCCCAGTCGTGAACGCAGAGGGCCAAGCGCTCGTCCATGTCATAGAGCGACCGGTAGCTCGCGCTCTCGAGGGCATGCCTCGAGTTCCGGGAGCTCAAGAGGTATCGATGGCCAGTGTCGGCGCCGACTGCGACGAACTGCTGCCGGCGTTCGAAGTCCTCGATCTGCTCGGGCGTGAGGAACGCCTTCAAGACGCGCGTCGCTCTGACTTCGACATCGTCGAAGTTCGGAGCTGGGCAGCCGAGCACAGGCTGGGCCACCGTGACGGCCGCCACCGGCACGGGCGCCTTCGACTCCTTCGCCGCCGGGGCGTCGATTGTCTTCAGAGTCGCTTCCGTGATCTGCTCAATCTTGCCGCTCGTGAAACGGACCGCCGAGATCTGCTTGCGGTGCGGCTTGAGCTTCTTCTGCAAGAAGTCCTGGACCTTCGTAATCGGCGCGTCGAGGTCGACCGTCTGCTCCTTCAAGGCGCTCAGGTCGATCCCCTTGAGCTTGCTCGCCGGGGCCCACAACGCCTGGAGCGCCGTCGGGTGCGACGCCCGCGTGAAGAGGGCCCGGACCGCCTCCTGCTCCGTCGGCGACAGGCCCACGAGCGTCACCCGCGTCGATTCGTTCGAGATCTTGTCCAACTTGATGTCGCCGTACATTGACGGCAGGAACCATTGAAAAGCCATCTTCATCTCCTTTGGGTACGAGGATCTCATCGATCCGTTTTTGAATCAGTCCTTTTACTGCTGAGTCGCGTGTTTTGCCTTGCGCGTCGAACAGGTTCGCGAGTTCGGCCGCTACCGCCGATCGCCGCTGGGCGTCTAGTTGCCGCCGCTGATCTTCGATGAACGGCGTGAACATGGCCAAGATCTCTCGGACTATCTGCTGGCGATCGTCGCCGAAGCCCATCGGGGCTCGACGGGCGCGCCGTAGCCGTGGTGGCCCTGCCATCATGTCGTCGCCCACGTTGTAGTCGCCAAACGGCCCTTCTCCGTCTTCGTCCATGTCCGCGTCTTCGGGTTTCGGGCGATGCTCGATCTGGAGCATCTGTCCGAGGCGAGCGAGGCGTTGCACGGTTGCGAAGCGGGCGCGGTCCTGGCCGGCGAGCTCGCTTTGAATCAATTCGCCCAGGGCGGCCATCGCTGCTTCGTGTTTCTCAGCGTTCATCGTCATCTCCTTAACCATGCCGTGATGTAGCCTACGGCGACGGCGCCTAGGTAGAGCGGCCAGAGCAGCCCCGATTGTATCCCAGCGACGAGCAATCCGAGCATGAAGGCGGCGCGCATCTGGTCGGGTCCTGTCAGCGTGCTTTGCCTAGCGGCTCTGATGAGATTGAACATGTAGTGCGCCAGCGCTGGAACTATCATCGCGAGGTACCAGGTGGGGATGTGAAGCGTCATCGAAGCGGGCCCCGCACTTTCCCTTCGCCGACCTGCGGTCCGTACAGCCAGCGGAGCACGCTGAAGAACCCGTCGACGTTGTCGAGGTAGTCTCCGAGCTCGAGGCACTTCTGGCGGTAGTCGTCGCCGCGCAAGTTGTCGGCGAATTCTTGGAGACTCGATAGATCGCCCATCTACTTCTCCCCGATGAGCGTTTCGCGCGTGGTCTCGCGCATCGCGCCCTTCTTTCGGAGCCGTGCGATCTCTTTCTCGCCGGCGACTTTCCCGAGTGCGTCGATGATGCTCTTCTTGGAGAGCGTCTCGTATGAGTCTTTGCGCAGCGCCAAGACTTTCCCATCGCGGGTCTCGATGGCCGCCCCTCCGCGGACGAGCCGCTTGATCTCCTCGCTGCCGGCCTTGTCGAGCGCGCGGAGCTTCTTCAAGAGGTCGTAGAGCGCGCCGGCACGATCCTCCACCGTCACCCCGTTCTCGGGCGCGGCGAGGATGCCGAACTTGGCCGGGTCGATAGGCTCGGCGGCGAGTGTCACGCTGGCTTGGACCAAGGCCGTTGTGCCCTCGGAGATGATCTCGGCTTTCTTCGCCGGGCAGGTGTTTCGAACGGGGCAGTAGGTGCACTCGGGGCCGGTGCGCATGAAACCGCTCCCGACCATCTCGAGGGCGCGCCGGAGGGACGCCACGTGGCCCCGCTGGTCCTCGCGCTCGTAGGGTTCGGCGTAGATCGCCGGGAGCCCCTGCCGGTCGGCGTGGAAGATGCCGAGCTCTGTGCCGAGCGGTACCTCGGCCGCCGCTACGAGCCCTAGGGTGCGCATCTGCGGAATGGTCGACGGCCGAGCGAAGCCCTCGTCCTCCCAGCCCGTCTTGTGGTCGATGACGACCAGGCGCCGCCGATTGGCGTCGCGGGCGATGAGGTCGATCGTGCCCGGCACCTCGCCCTCGTCGACGTCGTAGTGGTGATCCTCGTCGTGCGGCAAGGCCTCGCGAACGGTCCAGTTGTCGATGCCGGGGGCAACGGCGTAGGCGACCTCGACGGCAACGGTCTCTAGCTTCTCCCGTTCGAGCCAGTTGCGGAGGACTTTCACGGAGGACTTCACGTGGCCCGCGAGCTCTACGGCTGCGCCCCTGACTTCGTATTCTTTGGCTGCGATGTCGATCTCTCGCGCGTACCGGGAGGCGTTTTTCTCGAGCAGCGCCTTCGGCTTCGATCGAAGGCACGCGGCGAGCACTTGGTGGAACGCGCTCCCGTAGCGGGCGGGTTCTTGCGGCAGATCGGATTCGGCGTCGACTTCTTCAGAAAACGGGCGCGGGCAGGCGAGGAGCAAGCCCGTTCGTGAGGCGGTTGGCTGTATCTTCATGCTGGCTTCCTTTCCCCGACAGGGCAGCGGTGGGTGGGGGACCGCGCGCCGCATAGCTTGCAGACCTGGAACCCGTGCGAGGCCAGCGCATCCGCGATGCGACGCCACAGGGGGCGATCTGACTTCACCGGAGCGGCAGGCTTCGATCGGAGGCGTTTCGTCTCACGTATCTCAACGAGGAGCTCTCTGTCGGTAGGCGCCCGGTCGCGCCAAGTGGATGCCCGTTGGAGCTCGCCGATCTCGAAGTGCCCGCGCCCTCGCCCGGTGCGTCCGGGCATGGCGGGGAGGTCGTTCGCGCCGTCGAACAGGTCGACGATGCCCGATCTCAGCTCTTCGACGTCGTAACTCATGCGGATCACGTTGGCGGTGGTTGGCGGCGGATCATCAAAAAACATCGAGAAAAACGCTTACCTCCAACTCCTCCAACCGAAAAACGGGTTTCGATACCCCCCGTAGAATACGGGGTATGCCATAGATGTATGGTCATTATCCATACTAATTAGAACTCGTTTTTCGGTTGGAGGGTTGGAGGTTGGATTCTGGGAAGTAACGGCGCATGTCATCGGTGCCGCGGCGCACGATGGTCCATCCGAGCGTTCGTAGAACTTGGCCCATGCGTGTTTGGTCGCTGCGGTTCTGTTGATCGACGGCCTTGTCGACCGCTCTCTTCAACAGCTCGGTCGTCGTCACGCCCTTTAGGGTGCGCTCGTTCTTGCCGAGCCACTTCCGGACGACGGGCTCCCACGGATCTTCGATGCGGCGATCTTCGGCCTCGGCAGCCGCCGCCTTGAGGAGCTTCGGATCACGCAGGTGCCAGGGTTCGACCTTGCGGTAGCGGTAGACGGCCTCGGCCCACAATTGGGTGCGTTCGTCGCGCACTTGCTTGAGGTTGATCCTGCCGACGGTTACCGGCCAAAAGCGACGCGCGCCGGTCGGGTCGATGAGGTAGCCGCTGCCGTCGGGGTTCACCGTTCCGGCGAACACGCACTGCCTAAGAAAGTCGATGGTCGCCTTGCCGTAGGAGGGCCTGTAGCTGTCTTTCACCGACGACATGAACTGCTTCACGCGCGAGAGCTCGGTGCGGTTGAGCCCGTCGAGCTCACCCCACTCGATGATCCACTTCCGTCGAAGAGCCTGGTAGCCGTCCTTCGTGCCCGGCGTGAACGACGTATCGAGAAACCACGGGTCCGATGCCAGAATGCGAAAGAGCGTCGACTTGCCGATGCCCTGCTCGCCTTCGAGGATGAGCATCGTGTCGACTTTCTCGCCAGGCTTGAGGATGCGCGCTACGGCGGAGAGGAAAAAACTCCTCGTGACCGCGCGCACGTAGGGTGAGTCTTCGGCGCGGGCTGTTCGGACGAGAAAGTCGTCGATTCTGGTTTTGCGATCCCATCGGAGCTCGTTGAGCCAGTCGCGCACGGGATGCACGATCCAACGATCGGCGACGACCTGCACCGCCTCGTCGACGACGCTAGTGTGTACGGGGCAGTTGTATTCGCGCGTGATCCAGACGGCGGTGCGGAGCGAATCCTCGCGCGTCCAGTCGCCTACGTCGTCTATCTCCGGGACCGTGTCTTCGCACCAGGGCGGCTTCCGCCTCTTCACGACGACGCCGGCGAAGGCGTCGAACGCGATGATGTTGTACCACTCCTTTCTGTGCGTCAGAATCGCTACGGCATTGTTGAGGCACGGCAGGTAAGCGCCCTGCTTGTTCTTCAGTAGACACGAGTCCCATGAAGCCTTCGCCAATGCTCAGCACCTTTCGACGTTTCGACGGGGAAGGGCGAGCCTAAACCCGCGCCCGCGGCGCCGTCAAGAGACTTGTTTCATCTGTAAACATCTGCTACACCCTCTATCCCATGGCCGCAGAGAACGAAGTCGACGTCATGGTCGCCACGCGCGTTAGCAAGCCGCTTTACGCCAAGATCTTGAAACGCCAACGCGAGGTGAAGCGGCTTACAGGTATCGAGCCCAGCGTTAGCGCTGTCGTGCGCGCGATGATCTCGGAGGCGACGCTCAACGACAGACCGACTCGACGTCAGCATCGGGCGGCTCGCCCCGAAGCGGGCGGTCGAGCAGCTTGAAGCGGTTGATACTCGACTTTCACTGGTGGTGCATGCGCCAGGCGAGGAAGTACGACAGGCCTGGTTACTCGGTTCGATCGTTCGTATTCGACTGGCTCGGTGGGCGCGCCCTCGATCTGATCTGGGAATAGTCGTGCCGCGCGAGTGACAGCAGTTGACAGCGGTTGACGCTAGGTGCATGCTGCCTCCTCGATGAGAGTGAAGAAAAAGAAGCAGTCGGACAGAACCGTTCAAACGCAGATCCGCATGAGCCTCGATCTCAAAGAGCGCATCCGGAAGTATCAAGCGAAACTTCGGAAGGAGACCGGCGTCGAGATCACGTTCACGACGGCCGTCCGTGCCCTCCTCGAGAAGGGGCTCACGGTCGGATGAACCATCCGGCGGTCAGCTTTCTTGCGCGATCGTTGCGGCAAGTGATCGGCAACCGTCTCAAACTGAGCGGTTTGGGCGAGATCTGGCGTGACGATCGCACGTGGCTGGAGCTGGCGAGAGAGCTCGCCGAGGCGCTGGCGGCCGTGCACGTGGTCATCGTCGGCAAAGCGGACTACGAGCGCATTGCGTCCGAAGCCGCGCAGATGCGAGTCGTTCGAGGCTACGTCGAGGACTACCAACGGCACCTTTCGAAAGAGAAGCGCGTTGAACGAATCAGGAACCCTTACGCACGGTGGGCTGCCGAGAACATGTCCCCGAAGGAGGGCACGTGAGCAAGAAAGATCAGGTTCGAATTGGAGGTGAGATCGGACCGAACACGCGGCTCGTAGAGCGGCGCAAGGGCGAGCGTATCGCTCAAGGGACGTTGACGCCTGTGATCGACGGGCGGCCGATCCCGGAGGGTGCGGAGCTAGTGAGGCTCACTCCTGGGGAAGACGAGTGGCATAACGTCGAGACTCTCTATCGGCACGAAGCGCGGAGCGAGCCCGCGCTGAGCGGTCCTCCGCAGGTCGCGACGCCGGCTTATCGCGACGGCTATGATCGGATCTTCGGTAAGAAGCCGGCAGTGGGGCTCGCGTGAAAGCGGATCGATGTACCCACGGGATGATCGTCGGTGGCATCCACAGCGACGAACAGCGTTGTGCGCAGGTGCAAGCCGCGTGCGAACCGCTACCTAATTATTGTCTAGAGCACTACAGCCTTGAGCTGCGCGGGAATCCAGCGCTGGGGCCGCAGGATGTACGGACGTGGGCGGCAGCGCACGCAGATCTAGACCGCCTCGCAGACAAGTTTCCGCAAAGTTCGCTGGGCGGCGATCTGATCCATCGTGGCGGGCGAACCTATCGCCTCGAGTGGCGAAGCTTTCAACGCCTGGTCGCCGAGTGGATTCTTACGACTCTCGGCGAAGAGTCGGCGACGAACGGCGCGGAACGTGTGCTGCGGCTCGTAGAAGAAGCCGTCGAACTCGCGCAAGCATGTGGCGTCGACGCCGCGACTGTTCATCGTTTGGTCGACTACGTGTTCGAGCGCCCGGTGGGCGATCCGCCGAAAGAGATCGCCGGGTGCATGGTGACGCTCTACGGCGCCGCGTCGGCGCTCGGTGTCGATGCCGATGAAGAGTTCAGGAAGGAACTACTTCGCATTCAACAGCCGGAGGTTGTGGAACGGGTTCGGCGCCGGCAGCAAGAGAAACGAGCGGCGATCAAGGCGGGTTGACAACGATTGACGGGCGACACATCCTGCCCGTCGCTTTGAAAGGAGAATCGAATGGCTGAAAAGAAAGAGTTCAAGGATATGTGGGTCGCTTTTGCTCAGTCCGCGCTGAGCAACTACACGATACCCGACGAGATCGACGACGTCGAAGAGATGGTCGACGACATGGTCGACGTCGCGACGGCGGTAGCCGACACGATGCTCGACGAGTACGAGGACCGATTCTCCGGCAGCCGCCGTAGCGAACGACGCCGGAAGCGTCGCTCGCGTGACGACGCCCCGGACAGCGACGAGGCACCGGAGAGCGAATGAGTCTCAAGGAGGAAAAGCGCGAGAAGGCGAAACGCCTCATCGCCCTCGCGCTAGATGACCCGAAGAGCGCGGAGGGCGCCAACGCGGCGTGGCGGGCGATCAGAGTCATTCACAAGTACGACTTGCTCGACACGACGCCTCTCGATGGGATCCTCGAGAACGACACGGTCAAGGCCGTGAAGGCCGTTGCCGACACGGTCACCGATCCGGCGTTCGTCAACGGTCTCAAGGGCATCAAAGGCGGTATCGAGGAGCTCATCCGCTCTCGCCGCCGTCGGAGATGACCGGTGCCGGCTGAGGAAGTGTTCGAGGACATCGCACAGCGCTCGATTGAAGAGGCGGAGGTCGTTGACGTGGACTTCGCCTCTTTCGTCGAGGGGCTCAGAGCGATGATGGACACGATCAAGCATCGCCTCGAAGCCGCAGAGAGCGAGCTTCGAGGTATGGACGACTAGGCCGACGCTAGCGCGTCGCTGTCGGCTGCTCGGAGGGCCACGACGGCGAGGAAGCCGACCACGAAGCCACCGATGTGGCAGCCGAACGAGACGTTTCCGGCGCCGCCGACGACCGCGTGCCAGATGTTGAGGCCCATGTACGCGATCACGAACCCGAGGAGCCGTGGGCGCAGCACGGAGGCCACTGCCATGAGGCCGAACAGGGCGCCGGAGCAGCCGACGAGGGGGTCGGTGGCGCTCGGGTTGACTGCGAAGTGCATGACGGCGCCGCCGAGGCCAGCGGCCACGTAGAGGGCCGCGAAACCGAGGCTCCCGATCGCGCGCTCGACGATGATCCCGAAGACGACCAGGAAAACGAGGTTTCCGCCGACGTGGAAGAGCCCGGAGGGGTCGTGGAGGAACATGCTCGAGAGGGCCGTCTCGACGCTCCAGTGAGCCGGCACGAGCCCGTAGGCGTCGCAGGCGGCCATGCCCCCGAAACCGAGCTCGAGGGCGTAGGCGCCGACCACGAGGGCGGCCAGGAGGGCGGTTACGGGGGCGGTTTCGCGGGCCATGGCAGTAAGACGGGCGGGGATACGGCGGTATTCAACGTCAACCAGAAGATATCTTCCGGTTACACTGTAACTAGTGGCCTTAAGGGCCCGTTTTTCAGCGGGGCTGGACGATCTTTTTGACGATCTCCCGGAGGTACTTTCGTTGCTTCCAGGTGAACCCGCCCCACTCGAGGTAGGTGCGCGGGGCGTCCGCGGCGAGTCGGAACTCCTAGGGGGTGAGCTTGATCTTGGAGAACGAGGGGTCTGCGACCAGTCGTTCGAAGGCCTCGGCGAGCTCCTTGTCGCCGCATCGGAGAAGCGGGTGCACGGCGGGCGCCGATCCATCGAGGGCGGCGATGCCATCGGGGATTCGATAGACCTTCCGCGTCGCGCCGGCGTGGGCGGTTCCGAACTTCGTCGTGTAGACGACCTGGTAGCCGGTCCTACTGGTTCTCGAATCGGCTCTAGGCGCCCAGGCGCCGATAACTTTCTCGTCCTTCTTGGACATATCTCGTAGAGACGTAGCGTATGCTATCGGTATTCGCCGTCAACCGAAACTTGACATTGAATACCATCGGTGGTACGATCGTCTCAGGTAACAGCGAAAGGAGAATTGAATGGCTAGTGAATCTTGTCCGACCGTGTTCGTGCCCCGCCCCGGGGCCGTCGCGAACGCTCTGTGGGGTACTTTGGTGTGCCCGCTCGAAGGGCTCGGACCCAACGCGGGGGCGAACGGGTGGGCCGACAGGCAGGTGGCCGCGACGAAGGACCCCCGGTCCGGGTTCGAGCGCTCGCTCCGGACCATGCTGCTCGGTCTCGCCGAGTACGCCGACGCCCACGAGCGGCAGTACAGCTCGAAGATCGGCGCGGATGGCGTGCTCGGGCGCGAATGGCTCGACGCCCTGCGCGGCGTGCGAGGCCTTCTCAACGGCGAGCTCGGCCGCTTCGACGGCGGAACCCTCGACAAGGCTATCCACGCAATGGCCGAAGCGGCCAGCGTAGCGCTCGATTGAGGAAAACGATGTTCAACGAAGAGAAAACGGGAGGCCCGGCGGCTGTCGACCGGGCCCTCAAGAAGAACGCGCGCGACGACGCGAAGAGCTACGAACCCGACGCGCAGGCCATCGCGAAGGTGCTCGTTCGCCACTACGGCGACGAAGCCGACGCCGTCATGCGCCTGGCCCTCGAGCGTCTCAGCGACGTTCGAAAGACGAAGCGATGAAGCATGCTTATCCGGTTGACACCCAAGCCGCCCGTGGCTATAGTCTGGGGGTACCAACGAAATGGGCCCCGCGCTGTTGAAGCAGCCGGGACCCTTGGTCGGAAAGGTTGAGTTTCCAACATGGCAAGAAGTAGCATTATTTCGATCCGAACGGATCGCGCGACGACGAGCAGATCCGGGGGCTTGAGCCAGACGTGGTACTCTCTTACCGCCACGCTGGACGGTGTGAAGTACGGTATCGAGGGTCTCCGCTTCGGTGACCGTGTTTCGATTTTCGAGGTGTACCGCCAGGGTGGGCAAGCCGTTCGCCGGAACTCGGGGCTCCGTCGCGAGCTGAATGCAGCGGCCAGGGCCTATATGGAGGGTCTCTAGATGGCCCTCTATGAGATCACGCTCCACCGAAAAGTGGTGGAATACCGCATCATGAAGGTTGAGGCGCGCGACGGGAATGCCGCGCGCCGTCGTGCCTTGGCGATGATTCGGTACGAAAACGGTGGAGAACGCGCGTTCGGCCCTCTTGGCAATGAAGAGCGAGAAGGTGAGTGGTGCGACACCTCGTATGGACGCGCTGTCCCGGATACGATCGTGAAGGCGGTGCTTCCGTGACCGCGCCGAAGACGGGGTTGCCTCAAGGGGCACTGAGGCTCTTGATGCATTGTGCTGGCGCCGATGCGACGCCATTAACTGGCGGGGATCTGAATGTCGCACAGGTGCTAGCGCACCTTGGATTTCTGGAGTTACTTCCAGGCTGTACGGCATCCTACGGCACCACAGACGCGGGACTCTCGGCCCTGGGCGAGGATTGCCTCGCATGCAAAGGCAGCGGTCGGCAACCGCTTCACTCCGAATGCACCATGACGCGCTGCCTCGCGTGCGGCGGAAGCGGGAAGTCTGGGGTGAGATCATGAACATCTTCGGGATCTTCAATGAAGAAGGTTTAGTCGAAGGGCAATTCGACTCAAAAGAAGAGGCCCTAGCTGCGGTTGACGATCGTTATCACCCGGAAGATTGGTTCGATGTCGCCGAGTGCTGTCCTGATCACCCGGAGGAACGGAAAGAGGGTTGCCGTGAGTGCCCGGGAGACGAGGACGACGATGTCTGATCTCCCCTTCCCGAAGTCTCTTCCCGAGTTTCAGAAGCTCTTTCCGCACGATGCGGCCTGCGCCGAGTACCTGGAGCGCATCCACTGGCGCGACGGCTTCCGGTGCCGCTGTGGCCATGCGGGGGAGCCGTACCGTTTCACGGCGAAGCCCCACATTCTGCGCTGCAAGAAGTGCCAGACCGACACGAGCCTGACGGCGGGCACGGTCATGGAGCGGACGCGGACGCCGCTCTCCACGTGGTTCTGGGCGTCCTACCTCGTCTCCACGATGACGCCCGGCATGTCCGCCGTGCAGTTCCAGCGCCAGCTCGGTCTCACCCGCTACGAGACCGCGTTCCAGATCCTCCACAAGCTCCGGGCCGGAATGGTCCGCCCGGACCGTGACCGGATCGGTGGCACCGTGGCCGCTCACGTCGAGGTGGACGAGACTTGGGTAGGTGGCCGTACCCGAGGCGAGGGGCGCGGGAAGCATCACCAGACGCTCGTGGTGGCCGCCGTGGAGGTTCGGCTCCGCAAGCCCAAGGATCCCGACGAGAACGGGCACAGCAAGGCAATCCCGCGCCGTGGCGGCCGGTACGCTGGCAGGCTCCGGCTCTCCGTCGCGCCGAACCGTACCGCCAAGACGCTTACGGGCTTCGTGGTGGACTCCGTGGAGCCCGGGACGATGGTCGTAACGGACGGCTGGGCGGGATACGACAAGCTCAAGTCGCTCGGATTCCACCATCTTCAGGTGGAAGAGCGGAACGAAGCCCGGATCGCGGAGGAGTACCTCCCGATCGTTCACCTCATTTTCTCGAACATGAAATCGTGGCTGCTCGGCGTGCATCATGGCGTCGGTCCTCAACATTTGCAGGCGTACCTCAATGAATTCACGTTCCGCTTCAATCGTCGTTTCTACCCGTTCAACAGCTTTCGGAGCCTGCTCGGCGTTGCCGCCGACGTGGAGGGTCCGACTTATGACGGGCTCTATTCGGGGCAGTGGAGTCACCCTTGGGCGCTAACCGGATAAGCATGCGATGAAGCACACGTTCACGATCGCCGTCGAGATCGATCCGAACTGGATCGACTACTTGACGCGCCACTCCGACATCTTCGGTGGCGGCTACGCGGGCTATTGGCTCCGCGGCGTCGAGCACGATCCCAAGCTCGGCTGGCTTTGCTGGGAGGACGACGAGAAGTGCGCCCACGGCGAGGAGCCCGATCGCGAGCACGCGGTAAGCGTGTGGAAGCGCGGCGTGACCGTCGCGCTCCCGTCGGGTTGGTTCGCTCTCGACGCCGAGATGGCTGTCCGCGCTTGGGAAGAGGGCGTCAAGCGTTGGGGCGTCAACTGGTACGAGGAGACGGATTCGACGCGCGAAGACATTGTGGTGCAGCTCGCGATGCTTGGGGAGATCAAGTATGGCTGAGCTCAACCCGCGCGACCCTCAAACCAAGGCGGAAGCCGTAGCGTTCGTGGCGGCGGTGATGCGTGGCAGCCAGCTTGCGCTGCTCTCGCCAGACTTTCAGGTCGCCATGGATCTGAGCGAGCGCTTCGACATTAGAGCGCGAGACCTGCTCGAGTACCGCAGGGCGATAGCGAGGCGCGCGTGACCGCCGAGGAGCGCACAAAGGAGATCGAAACGGCGTTCGCGCGGTCCGCAGCACGCATCTTCGATATTCTTACCCGCTGGCTTAGCGATCACCCGAAAGCTTCGCTCGATACGCGGCGGAGTCTCGACGGCAGGGTTCAATTGACGATACGCGACGCGCACATGATTCACGTCGGAGGGACCATGATCTACTCGTCGAACGATCTGGCATCCTTTCAAGGTGAGACGCTTCAAGACGCCTACGCGCAAGCGGCTATGACTATCGAGTTCAATGGAGGTTCACTGTGAGCGACGTCGGCAAGGTCTGTCGTGTTCGTAGCTGCGCCCGCGCAGTTCCGGCGCGCCAACACTTTTGCAGCCGCTGCTTGTCGAAGATCAGCGGCGATGTACGCCACCGTTTGCTCTTCGGCACGCGGGAGCAGAAAGCGGAAGCGTTGGCCGAAGCCGACAAGGAGCTCTCGATGAGCGCGCTCCAGTCTATACCGCCTAAGAACCCGGCGCTGGAACGATTCAGGAGCGCCCGAGCCATCGCCGCGAAAGCGAGAGAGATTCTAGAAAGGAAACCGAAGTGAACGACAAGCAGGACCAACAAGTACAGACAGCGATTCGCTTACCCGAATCCGTCCTCAGCCGAGCAGACAAGCTCGCTGAGCGGCTGTCTCAACCGGGGATGACCGTGACGCGGACGGAAGTTCTCCGTCTCGCGTTGCACAAGGGCCTCGCCGAGCTCGAGTCGGAGCGTAAGAAGAAGTCATGAGGCGCCGTCGAGCCAAGCTGCCCGAGGTGACGCACAAGCATCTCTCGGGGCTACAGATCGTCAACGACACCGGCTACGACACCCGCGCCATCCGATCACTCATGATTCGAGCGCTCAGGGCGCAGGGCATGCGCGTCCGCGGTGCCGTTCGAATCGCGTACTCAAGCCAAGAGCTAGGTCACCACGGCTGCGCCGCGCTCGGTGACAGCGTTCACGTCACAGGGCTCAACATGGCGTTGTCAGTTCCGAGAGATCCGGCGAAGTTCAGCGTGCGAGAGTTCGCGCTCGTCATGCGCCACGAGGCGATGCACTGGCGCGGCGTGCTGCACGGGGACATGTCGGACGACCAGCGGTATTGCCGCGGGGAGCTGCCGGAGTGGGCCGAAGGGATCGTCGTCGCGCACAGAACGGAAGCGCCGCCGAGTGCCGACGAGATTCGCGTGAAGAAGGTCGCGCACGCTCAAACGATGCTCAAGCGGGCCGAGACTCGGCTTCGTCGGGCGGAGACCTTCGTCAAGAAGTGGAAACGGCGCGTGGCGGCAGCCGAGCGCGCTGCGAAGAGAGCGTTTCAACCGGCGGCGGAGGCGGCAGACGGGTCATGACGCCGGCCGAAGCCCACGTGTGGATCGCGGTGTACGCGGCCGAGTTCGCTCAAAGAAGGAAGCCGTTCGAGTGCATCGTGGCCGCGGACGTGGCGGTGCACGATCTCAGAGAGCGAGGCGAGAAGATACTGGGCCCACTCAACGCGGCGCTTCGACAAGGGGACGAGCGATGAAAACAGCGCTCCTCTTGCAACTGCCAGACGGCCGCTACTTGGCCGACGACTTCGAGACGTGGGTCGAGAACATCGCCGCTGCGCACCGATTCATCCCCGGCGCGGCGCTCAACCAATGCTGGGAACGGTTCCGGCGCCTTGGCGTGAAAGCTGTCTCGGTCCAAGCTGAAAAGGACTTCCGATGAGCGACGAAAACGACAAGCCGCAGTTGCCTCTCCGGCTAGACGACTGGGAGATCGTGACGAGCCTCTACTGGGAAGGCAGTGCGCCGCCAAAACAGCTCGATGGTCCCGATTGGTACTTAGTGACGATCAGCGCGGTCGCCGTGGTGCGAAACGCTATGATCTGCGGCGGCGTCCTGTGCGTCTATGCCAAGCGGAAGGTGAAACCTTGAACGTGCTGATAGCTTGGATCGAATCTAAAACTTTCAAGGCGATCGGTCTCCTCGCCGCCGGACTCAGCATCGCGTGTTCGATCTTCGTGCTCGTGATGCTCTACTCGACGATCGAGGTGAGGGAGCTGCCCGTCTCTTCACCGTCATCGCCTCCTACGTTCGTGCCTGCGAGTGCGCCCTCGAAGCTCGCTGTGCGGTGCAGAAAGTTGCCGACCGGCGTGGTCAATTGGGGCATCGCCATGCAAAGCACGCCGGACGGGCTGTATCTATGTTTTCAGCAGGGGGGCGGTCAAGGCATGACGGAAGTAACGTGCGTGCCGATTGAAGAGTGCCCGCGATGAGCAGCCTCCATCGACGCCTCGCGGTGCGCGCGTTCAAACTGAGCTACTACGTGCCGTTCTTCGGCTTTCTTTGGCGGTGCAGCTTCGAGGCGATGAATCGCTCTCGGGCGATCGACGTCACATTGCGAGACGTGTCTCCGCGCAGACGTCGAATACTGCGTGAGCTTCTTCGAGATGGGGGTCTCGTCGAGGGCAGCTTCGATTCGCGGCCCGAAAAGCCGACGTTGCACTAACCACGAACCCTCAACTACGGTAGGTAGAATGGCATCTCTAGAGATCCTGCGCGTAACCTTGTTCACGCTCATGCTCGCGTACCACGACAAGCGGGTCCCCGAGCGGTACTGGGGTGAATCCGATGCCGACCGGCACGCTCGGATCCAGCGGATCGTGGACGTGAACATTCGCGTCCGCGACGAGGCGCCCATCCTGGGATTCCCCATCGAGGCGTGTCTCTCGCTTCTAACTACAGCGGAGCAGTGGGAGAGCGGCCTCGAGCGGAAGGTGCACGCCGGCGAGAAGAAAGGGCCCGGGGGCGAGCTCTGCCTGGTGCAGGTTCACGAGCGCGCAACGCGCGAAGTCGCCGATTACGTCGACCGTTTCTACATCACGAAGGACGAGTGGAAGTCGCTCCCAGGGCTCGACGAAGAGGCTACTTACCGGTGCGCGCGCGCCGGCTGGAAGATCATGTCGAAGCACATCACGCGCTGCCACATCCGATTCGACGGGGCCTCGCGGAGCATGGCCTCGAACATCTACGCCGAGTACCATACCCCCTCCAACAACTGCCGCGCGCTCTGGGGCAAGACGATCTCCGAGCGGGGCGTCACCTACACGATCATCTATCGGAAGCTCGTGAAAGCGCAGAAGGATAGCCTCGCTACTCGCGATCCTTCTTAGGCAGCGGTATCCCGATCCCCGGGCGCGTCTCGGTGCGCCTATTGAGACCACGCGCTTGATCCTCAACCGGCGTGAATCTGGTGCCCTCGGGCGGGGTGGCCTTTTCGGAGGCTACGACGGCTTCCATATCCTTCACGCTGATCGCCCGAGGCGTCTTGTCGGGATCGGACGAGAGCGCTCCGCGGAGTCGTCTTTTGATGACCATCAAGTCGTTTGCGGCGAGCGGCAGCCGATCGAGCAGGTTCGCAATTGCGCGAAGCTTCGAGGCGGTGGTGCCTTCCTCGCTGCTCGCGCTATCGATCATCGAGACGAGCGCTTCCAACTCCTCGACAGTTTTGATCGTCGCACTGATGAGCGCGTCGAGGACGGCCTCCTTACGCATCGCCGAAGACTAGCACCTAGTCGCCGATCGCCGCGTGCCCCGCTTGCGTGGTGCGCCAAACGGTCGATGCGCCAGGTCGCGTCAACATGCCGCCTTCCCCCTTGGGCCTGTCGATGTACTGCCAATGGTACTTTTTCGTGTACTTCATGGCGTATCCGGTGTCTTCGAGCAGCCCTCTGGCCGCGAGCTTCTTCGCCATGGCCGTGACCTGCCCAGTCGACAGCCCGAGGTTCTGAGCCACGAGCCCCGATGGCGCTCCGATCTCTTCGCCGAAGCCTTCCCTACCGCTGAGCATTCGACGCTCCATGTCGGTGAGCGTTGGGGCATCTCGCATGACGCGCTCGCTCGCTCGGCGGCCGATCGACTTGTTGATCTCCAAGAGCTCGTCGGCGAGCCAGTCGCGCGACTTCTCAGTTGCGCGGTGGAACCCTCTGAACCAAGCCTCGGGGTAGTCGATGCTTTGGCGGCCGAGATCGCGCTTCGTATCCCACTCGAGCTGTTGAAGCATGTTGCGCGCGATCCGCTGCGCGTCGGCTTTCGTCTCGAGTGGGATCACGTCCTCGGGATCCATCTTGCTCGCTTCGATGAGCTGGTCGGTAACCCAATCGTGGAAGTAGTCGCTTTGGATCTGATTCATCGCGTAGTCGAAGCCGGCGGATTCGGCTTGTTCTTTTCGTTTCCGTTTTGCCATTGTTCAAGTCCTCGGACTGTGCGCGCTACGTCGCGCGTTGCCGCCAGAGTGTTTCGCGATGCGGTTCTTGTCGGCTTGGATGACCGCTTTCAGCGCGGCCTGGCGCGTCTTCGCTTCACCCGACGCCCCGCTCATGCCGAACGGCGGATGTTCGTCTGGAGAGACCGATCGCAGCGACCACGTGTAGAAGTCTTTGCCCTTCGACGCTCTCCGAAACGGCCCGGCGGTGTAACCGATCCAGTGGCCGTCGAGGAAGATGTCGTCGATGAGCGCGTTCTCCGCGCGTTGATTCGACGTGTAACCGCCGCCCTTTCGGCGCGCCTCCCCGATCTCGTGTTGTTTCCTGATGTACTTGACGTGACCGGCCGTTCCCGCCGCGTCTTTCGCATCGCCGTAGTGCTTGAAAGGCCCGGCGATGTGACGGCCGCGGTTGTCGACCGCCTCGTAGTCTTTGACCTTGGGCCCCGCAGCCCGGCGCGTCTTCGCTCCGATCGGCTTCGCGTTCGACGGCGGACGCTTCACGATCGTCCGCGCCCCCGGTCCCTGTGCGTGCCAGTAGCCGTCCTTCTGCCAAACCTCGGCCTTCTCGTAGGTTCCGTCTTGGCGCGGGAAGTAGATATGGATCTCTTCGTCGACGTGCAAGATGTGCGTTGCGCCGAGCTCGTCACGCGCGTGGGCGATCAAGTCCTCGAGCGTGTTGAAGTCGGCGACTTGGTGCGCCTCGTTAACCTCTCGAGCTTCGGCGGCGGAATCGGCGTGCGTGAGCACTACGGAGTGCCAGTAGGTTGTCAGCCCCGGCATGCGCGGGAAGACGACGACTTTATCGCCTTCGACTCGAAACGAGTTCACCCGAGCGCCGGCGTGGAGCACACCGGCTTTGCGCAGCGCCGCGCCGAGAGTTTTGCTGTTCGAGAAAGCGTTGTCGTTGATGCAAAAGGGGCCTTTCACATCCTTCGGGCTCGGGGAGATCTTGTGGACGTACCGCGCCATGAACGCATTCGATCCGGACGGGCATCCGCCCTCTCGAACCTCGCGCACACCGTGGGCGCCTGCCGGCGGTCCGTAGATGCGTCCGTCGTCGCCTACGTACAGGTAGAACTCGCCGTACTCCTTCGACGCCTCGGTGAGCGCGTCTCCTTGCTTCGGCCAGTCGCCATCCCAAAAGCCGGCGCCGTGTCCGTTGCGGGTGAGCCAGAAGTCGTGCCCGGCTTTCACCCATCGGCCCCACTTGTCGATGGCCGGCGAGTCGTCGTTCTCGATGAGCGAGCCGAAGCGCGCTTGAAAGTCGGCGCAGTCGGCGATCATCTTGTCGCGAGTTTCGGGGGCGAAGTCGTCGATGCTGTAGTTCGCATCGAGTGGCTCACCGCCCGATTCGTCTGATTCGTCCGTCGACGACCACAGTGCGGCCTCGAAGTAGGCGACGGTGAATGAGTCCATGCGTGCCATTATCGTCCCCTTCGTGCGAGCGGGTGTCGGTCGCGGCGCGTCTCGGCAGGGCGCTCGGGTGGCCGCTTGCGACGGCGGGCTTCTTCCATCTCCCCGCCGATCTCGATGTTCTCCGCAGCCATCTGTTGCTCGACGTCGCGCTTCAACGCGGCGAAGGCGAGCGCGGCCCAGTTGATGTCGTCGCCTTGAACCGGCGCCTCTCCGAAGTCCTCCACGTAGGCGCCGCTGTTGTCGGAGCACATGAGAACTTGGTAGTTCGCGTGCGTGTAGATGACCCAATATGAGCCATCTACTGACTCGTGCAGCGCTTGCTCTAAACCGTCTTGGTCGGTGATCTCGTCGCTTTTGATCCGATCACGCAGCTCGTGCGCGATGCTGCGGACGCCTTGATAGTACTCGGCGCGGAGTATCTGCATTGCCTCGTCGTGCTGCTTGTCGGTGATGTCGCGGCTCCGTCCGCCGCCACTCTCGCCTCTGCTGCTTCTCTTCTTTGCCATTATTCGTCCTCCTGATCCTTTTCGTTTTCTTCTTTTTCTTGTTCGTATTGCTCGTACCAGTCGCCCCAACTGGTGACGTAGAACTCGCTGCGATCGGTATCGTAAAGCAGCGTCGCGTTGTACGTGTCGCCCGTGTTCACGTAGAGCGCTACGACGTCGCCGTAGTAACGGTCGTTGACGTCTTCGTCTCGGATCGCCTCGATGCCGTGCCCGTTAATGAGACGATCCACCTCTTCGAGCACCTTGTCCGCTTTATTCGAATCGCCGCGGACGTTGGCGATCATGCGGGCGATACGTGCCGACTCTCGCGCCGCGTCGTGCCCTTCGTGTTGAAGATAGGGTCCGAGCCCCTCAAGGACGTCTTTCGCGTCTGGCTCTTGAAAGTCGCCGCGGTCTTCGGCGACCTCTTCTGCCTCTTCGCCTTCCTCTTCTTCTTCTTCGACGTCGACTAGCTGCTCGGCTGGGGTTCCTTCGAGGGCGTCGACGAATTCGCGCGGCGACAGTTTGAAAGCCCATCCGTCGAAGTTTTCGGTGAATATATCCATCGCGTCGTCGCCATGCTCGCGTTCGAGTTTTGCGAAGTCCTCCGCGTAGTGTTCGAGCATCCACTCTTCAAGGATCTGATCGGCCTCTTGAAGGGCGCCGTCCGCGCTTCCGTGGAATCGATTCTGATCTAGGTACATCGCTCCGACGTGCGGGCCGTAGCCGCTCACATCCACGATGATACCGACGTAGACGGGGCTCTCGTCGTTGAGGTCGACTGAACCTTCGACGCGATCCTTGTCCAAGATGACGCCCTTCTCGAGAATGTCTCGAAGGTGTGCGGCATCGGTGTGTGTTCCTCTCGGCATCTCTTGTACTCCTTCTTTCACGTACCCGTCTGGGTACCCGTATGCGCCCGGTACCACGACGGACAGTGGTTCGTTCGCTGGACGGATTGCGTCCTCCCAAGTGAGTCTCTCGTAGAGCCACCACGCCGGCACGCCGGAGAGCCAGCGGTCGCCACGCGGGCTAATTCGAAGAAGCAATTCGGTGATCTGCTCACCGATCTTGTCTTGCCGCTCGCGCAGCTTGTCGAACTTGGTTTGGGCGCCGCGCGGCCACCACTGACGGTTCCCGCGACCGTACTTGGCGTCGTACTCGATCTCGATCTGAAGTCGCGCTTCGGACGCCTTCGCGTAATCCGCGTGGAGCTTGTCCCATCGTTTCTTGTCTGCTGCGGATGCCATCACATCCTCCACTCGACCCACGTGCGGTCGACTTCGAGCGGTAACTGTTCGGTGGGCACGCCCACCGCCGTCAGAACTTTGCGGAGCGCGATCCACTCATCAGAGACGATCTGCGAGAGCGCTTCTTCATCCGTATCGCTCTCGATGCCGTAGAGGCCGGCGCTCGTGAGCACTTGCATGATCTCCTCGATGACGACTTCTGCCTCGGCGCGCGCGTAGACGAAGTCGAACTCGTCTTTCTCGTAAGCGGCCAAGCGATCCTCGAACCCCTCTTGGCGCAGATACGCAGTCGTCGTCTCGTCGACGAAAGGATCCGGCTCGAAACCGATACGGATCGATCGAAGCTCTGGCGGAAGTTTCTTCCGCGAGGGTGCCTCGACGACGCGGCGGCGCGTGCGAGAGCTCATCTTGTCCCGATCAGTGTCCGCCCGACGCCCGGGGGGCGTCAATACCCCCTTGCCGGCTCAAAAAAGAATGTGTACCGTATGTGAATAGAACGCGAACCCTCGCGTCTCATCTGCATGCAAGCGGAGCTTCAATACGAACCGGAAGATGACGCTCCGGGGCCCCGCGCCGAGCTCACTGTTCCCGGCGTCACTATCGCTTTCATGCTGGCCGGAAACGCCCATGTGACTTTCCAGTCCCGGCGCACCGGCACCCGGTTCACCTACCGTGTCGAGGCACGGCGGTGCCATCCGGGCGACGTCGACTTGGGCCCCTCGCACTTCGTGGCCGTGCTGACCGGACCGGACCGCTACGACTACCTCGGTTGCATCTATCGCAGCCGGGTGTACGCGCACGGCCGTAAGAGCCGCATCGCCGACGTCGCTTCGAGCGCCGTCGCGTTCACGTGGGTGTGGCAGCGCCTCACGGGGGGCCAGATGCACCCGGAGCTCGCCGTCTACCACGAGGGGCGCTGCGGCAAGTGCGGGCGCCGACTCACGACTCCGGAGAGCATCGAGACCGGCTTGGGCCCAGTGTGCGCCAAGAGGCTCGGATGAGCATCGAAGTTATCTCGCTTGGCGTGTCGCTGGTCGCGCTCGTCGCGTCGGTGACCGTCGCCATCTTGACGTTGAGGAGCAGGCCATGAGCAGGGCGTTCAAAGAGCAGACTTGGGCGCAGTGGGTGCGTGAGGTGGTCCGCGCGAAGAAAGAGGATCCCGGGCACCCCTCGAAGCTGTTCAACGGCTGCATGGCGCCCATCACCGGCACCGACCATCGCGTCCTCGACGCCTTCGTCCCGTGCATGAAGCTCTACGCCTACAGCGGCAGCAACCAATTGCTCGCGGCGGCGACGTTGCTGCTCAAGAACATGCAACCGTCGACGCGATGGATCGCGCGCGAGCTCATCCCATTCGTGCTCGACTGGGGTGACCGGGAGCGTCTCTGGCCGCTCATCGATCCGGCGGAGGTCGACCGTCGTGCTGCGGTCGGGCGCTCCTACGGCACCGAGCTTGTCGAGGAATTCGACGCATGAGAGCTTGGGATGTCCTCAAGGGCGGCACCGTCGTCGATACCGTGTTCTTCATCGAGAGCATGGATCGAGAGGACGTAGAGCGCGCCCTCGAACACGACGGCTACGTGCGCGGGACTTTCAACGCCCACTCGGCAGAGGATCGGCGAGGACGCTGGCCGAGGGATCGAAGGCATCCGCGGTGATCTACATTCTCCACATCGACCCGCCGCTACACCACGCGCGGCACTACGTCGGCTGGACGAAGGACGCGGACGTATCGCGTCGCGTCGGCCAGCACCTCAACCAGACCGGCAGACGGCCCTCGCCGCTCGTGGGGGCCGCCCTGGCCGCCGGCTGCACTGTCACCCTCGCGGCCGTGCTCGAGGGCGACCGGGCCTTGGAGCGCCGTTTGAAGGCCCGCGGCGGGGCATCTAGCTACTGCCCGCTTTGCAAGCCGGCGTACAACGCGAAGGCCGCGGCACGGATGCGCGCTCGTCGAGCAGAGGAGAAACGCCAATGCGCCCCGGTGGCGTGAAACTTAACGGCTGGCTGCCTACGTTCCCCGTAGGGCGGCATACGCGGATCACGCACTACATGATCCACCGCTCGACCCGGCCGGACGTCGTTTTCTTCTTGGGCGTTTCCGGCTGGCTCGGAGCCTTCGGGGAGTACCGGTATCCTTGAAAACCGTCGAATTACGTTGAATACCGCTGGGGTGCGCCCCGTCCATCTGTATTGAAAGGACTCGAGCTTCTTATGGACATCACCGTCAACGATCTCTCCTCGGACCAGCGTGAGGCGTACAACAGCATTGTAAACTGGCTTAGGGACCCGGATGACATCGAGTCGCCTCTGCTCACTCTCGGCGGCTACGCCGGCAGCGGAAAGAGCACCCTCGTGAGCCTGGTCGCCGAGCAGATCGAACTGCCGGCGTTCTGCGCGTACACCGGCAAGGCGACGAGCGTGCTCCGGCGCAAGCTCCGAGCCGCCGGCACCGAGACGGTCGGCGCGCAGAAGCGACGCCCCGATGGCGGCGTGGCGCTCGAACAGCGGCCGTTCTGCGGAACGATCCACTCGCTCATCTACCGGCCGTGCGCGTGCCTCGAGCCGCAAGCGGTCCAGCTTCAAAAGCCGTGCCCCGAGAAGAACTGCGTTCACGAGACGTTTTGGGCCCCCCCGATGGGCGTCAGCCCGCCCGGCTCCGATCGCAGCGAGTGTGGCGCCGGACACATCGGGCTCATCAAGTCGAAGGAGGCCTTCGACAAGCTCAAGCCGACGAACAAGTTCGTCTACGCGCAGAAGGACGCGGACGGCAAGTGCAAGCTCTGCGGCGGCAAGGAGTGGCTGCGCCGCGATGTCCTCGATCGCAACTACGGCCTCATCATCGTGGACGAGGCCTCGATGGTCGACGACACGATGCTTCGCGATCTCCGCGGCTACAACATCCCGATTCTGGCGGTCGGCGACCACGGCCAGCTCCCGCCCGTCGGCGGCTCCGGCAGTCTCATGAAGGCACCGCACCTCCGGCTCGAGAAGATCCACCGCCAAGCCGAGGGTAACCCCATCATCGCGCTCTCGAAGATGATCCGCGAGACGGGCCGCCTGCCCGACAGTCTCCCGGGCGACGCCGTCGAGTTCGGGCAGATCCGCACATACGAACGGCTGCTCGAGGATCGCTACGCGGATGCGTCGGCCGCCCGATTGCTCGAGATGGGCCTGGCCTGCTACACGAACCGTCGCCGAGTCGGTCTGAACGCGACCGTTCGGCGCGCACGCGGCACCGCCCGCAAAGGTTGGGAGCTCCCCGTCGAGGGCGAGCACGTGGTGTGCCTCCGCAACATGAAGGGCGAGCAGGGCCGGCCGCCGATCGCCAACGGCATGCGCGGCGTGCTCGCGACGAACGCGGTCCCGAAGCTCATCCGTGACCCGCACGGCGAGCACAAGAACGACCGCGGCGAGACCTGCCGCGAGAGCGAAACGCACCTCATGGGGAGCATCGGGTTCCCCGAGGACGAGATCAAAGCCTGCGAGTACGAGATGCTTCGCAAGCAATTCAGCCGCGACAAGACGTTCCAGTCACCGGAAGAGCTCGCGCGCGAGACCGGCATCCACTCGTTCCGTATGGCCGGCGCGCTCTTCGACTTCGGCTACGCGATGACCGTGCACAAGATGCAAGGCTCACAGTTCGACGACCTGGTCGTTCTCTCGGAACGGCCCGGCCCCGTCAACGACGAGGACTGGCGCCGGTGGCTCTACACGGCCGTCACGCGAGCCGCGAAGAAGCTCACGGTGCTCCGATGATGACTGTCAAGCAGGCTCTAGCGTACTCGGACGATCTCCGAGACCGGTGGGTGCGTCTCGGGGTCGATCTGGCTACCGGCATCTGGACGTACATGTGCCCGAAGTGCTCCGCTTGGTTCCACCTTGTCACGCGGCCGACGATGCCGGACGAGTGCCCCAAGTGCGGCGCGCAAGTGCGGCCCGCACCGGAAGGATTGAAGTCGTGAGCGCTACTTGCCCCTCTTGCGGCGCGGACCAGGGCACCGTCGGCGTGACTGGTGGCCACTTGTGCCCGACCTGCCTCCACCGAGAAGGAGTCGCGCGCATCCCGGCGGGGCCCGCGATGACGATCGAAGAGGCGCGGCTCCCGCGGAAGATCGTTCAACTGATCCCGGCCGGTGAGCGGCTCTTTTGCATGTGCGATGACGGAACCGCGTGGGAGTGGACGGCGAACGCTGGTCCGAGGGAACACTGGCGACTGCTACCGAAGCCGGGCCTTCCGGCGTCCGGCGGGGCTAAGTGCCGCGTCTGCGGGCTTGGAGAGAACACGCCGGCGCATGCGAGAGGCGATCACACTTTCGAGGGCTACCCATCATGAGCTACAGCACGCGCATGTTTGACGACGACGGCCGCGAATGGGTCGTGTTCCACAACGGCGACTGGAGCGGCGACGTGCAGATCCACCGCCGGGACGAGACCGGCGAGAACGTAGAGGTGCACAGGATCCCGGGCGCGATCATTCGAAAGGCGTGCGCCGCGGCGGTTCTGAGCGATCTGACTAGCATCATCGAGCAGTGGGATGGGACGGAGCGGCACGCTCAGGCGGCTATCGCGTTGTTGTCGAGGACACGAGGGCTACGGTTATGATCGCGCGTCGTAGAACCGTAGCTGTCGACTTCGACGGGGTGATCCACAAGCACATCTCCAAGTGGACGGTGGCGGAAGAGATCCATGACGGGCCGGTCGACGGAGCGCTCGACTTTCTCGAGCGAGTGCTCGAAGAGTTCGACGTAGTGATCTTTTCCGCACGCGCAGCCGATCCGGCAGGCGAAGATGCGATCGACGCATGGCTTGTAAAGCATTGGATCGAGTCGGGCAGACACCTAAAAACGTTGTTAGGCAAGATCACCGTCACCTCGAAAAAACCGCACGCTTTCATCTACATCGACGATCGCGGGTGGCACTTCGAGGGCAAGTTCCCGACGATGGAGGAGCTCCGCTCGTTCGAGTCGTGGACGAAGAAGCAGCGGAAGTCGTTCGCGGAAGCGGGGCTCACGGTATCTCGAGTCGAATACTCGAGTGCAACCGTGAACTCCGATTACGGCTTTATCGTCGAAGCGCCCGCCGGCTTCGAGCTGGTCATTAACGGGACCATCGTCGCGTCTCGCGCCCGCGTTGAGAAGGGCGACACTGTCACCCTGCGCAAGCAGCCCGCGGAGGGATCGCTCTGATGGCCTACGTGTACTTCACGCAGTTCTTGTTCTCGGACGGTCGCGTGCGATCCGACTACATCGAGATGTCGAACGAGATATCGGCGCTCGCCGAGGAGCTTCGCAAGGAAGGGTGGAGCTTCGAGATCGAGTGCTTCCCAGGTACGGGGCTGATTCACGCCGACGTCTGCGACGACGAGGAGCCGATCGCCGACGAGACGTGCAAGAACGGCCCGGAGGTACCGGCGATGATCGAACGGCTAGTGCGATCGGCGCATGCGGCGTGGATCGAACGCGGACGCCCGAAAGCTCAAGGCGACAGGCTCGCCGGCCTCGAGCGACGGATGGGAGCAGATTACGGATGAGAGGCTTTCAAGTTTGGCCGGTAGAAGACGAGCCGCACCTCTGGGCGGTGAGCGTCAGCTACTTCAGTCCGAAGCTCAATCAGCTCGTGAAGCGTGTCCCCGGCGCCTATTGGGACGGCAAGCGTCGCCTGCACGTCGGCTACGTCGACGCGATCGAGCAGGTTGTTGCGCGGTTGAAGGAGCAAGGGCTCAACACCGAGGAAGTGCCGCCGAACAAGCGCGAGTGGCCGCACAACTTGCCGGCGTCTTACGAGAGCGCGCGCGACTACCAACGGATCGGCATCGACTTTCTCATCAACCAAGCGGGATCGGGCGCTCTCCTCGCCGACGACATGGGCGTCGGCAAGAGCTTCCAGACGGTCAAGGCGGTACGTGCGCTCCGTCGAAAAACCGTCATCGTGTGCCCGGCGCACGTCCGCGGCGTGTGGGAGCGCCCGAAGAGCCTCGACGACAAGGGCGGCGAGCTCGCCAAGTGGTGGCCCGACGCGAACGTCTTCGCACCCTACGGCACGAAGTCAGAGGAGATCCCGGAAGAGGCCGACGTGTTCGTCACGCACTACGACATCGTGCACGCATGGGTCGACGCCGTCATCAAGTGGGGTCGAGGGAAACTCACGTCCGTGTTCGACGAAGCGCAGATCCTACTCAACCCGACGAGCCGGCGCTCGAAGGCGTGCCGCGAGATCGCCGCCGAATCTCTCGGGCGTATCGCGCTCACCGGCACGCCTCCCATCGAGTACATCAAAGACTTCTACAACGTCGTCGAGACGATCAGCCCCGGAAGGTTCGGCGACTTTTTCCAGTACGGGATCCGATACTGCGACGGGCAGAAGCGCGACGTCCCCGGTCCCGGCGGCACAATGAGGACGGTATGGGACTTTTCCGGCACCTCGAACAAGAAAGAGATGCGGCAACGTCTCGACTGGTTCTGCCTCCGACGAACGAAGCGGGAAGTTTTGAAAGAGCTCCCGGCCATGCAGCGCCAGGTCGTCGACGTCGAGGTACCGGCGAGAAACCGACTCGGCGTGGACGCGCGCCTCGTCGGCGACAAGCGGCGAATGCGCATGGCGCTCGACAGCGCGGCCGACGGGAAGTTCAAGAGCGTGCTCCGCTTGATCCGCGATCATCTCGAGGCGGGCCAGCGCGTCGTCGTGGGCACGTACCGGCGCGCCGTCTGCGAGGCCGTAGCAGACGCGATGAGCGAGTTCGCCCCGTCGGCGTACATTCACGGGGGGATCCCGTTAACGCGTCGCCCGAAGATCATCACCGATCTCGCCAAAAAGAAGGGCCCGGTCTGCCTCGCCGCCAACATCGACTGCACCTCGACGGGCATCGATCTCACGTTCGCGAGCATCGGGGTTATCGCCGAGCTCGTGTGGGAGCCTCGAGAGCTCGTGCAGTGGGAAGCGCGCCTGCACCGGTTCGGTCAGCAGGAGCCAGTGCTCATTCAGTACGTCATCGCGCGCGGTACCGGCGACGAGCTCATCCTCCAGGCGGTCATCAACAAGCTCGACAACTTCCTCGATCTCTTCGAGACCGACAAGGGCGACGGGCTCAAGGAAACGCTCGCCGGCGACAAGGACGAGGGCCTCTCCCGGCTCGCCGCGGCGCTCAAGAAGATGGGCAAGAAAGCGAAGGCGGCATGAACGAGCAAGAACTTCGAGAATTCCGAGAGCTGGCTATCGCCGCATGCGACGTCTTCCTTTGGCGTATCAGCATCGGCGGCGGGTACGGCGACTTCCGTTACATCGGAACTCCGGAGGAGGCCGAAGAGCGTCGATACACCAAGGCGCTCTGGGAAGGCGCCGTAGGCCGAAAACAGAAGCTCAACTTGATCACCGCTGAGATCAACCCGGAGTACTACTGTCGGTATATCGAAGAAGGGGCTTTCGACGGCGGTGCGTACACATGAAACGATCGTTCGAAAAGTTTGCCGCCCGGCTCCGAGAGATCGGGCTCTACGACAAGATCGAGAAGATGGCGCTCGGCGCCCACGTGTCGATGAACGAGCTCTACGAGGGGCCGCGTACTATGTCGACGAGCGCCGCTCGGAGGGCCGTGTACTTGTGGCTCAGGGACAAGGGTAAAGGGATCAAAGAGATCGCTCGTCTTTTCGATAGAACTCCGAGCGGGATCCATCGAATGACGCGGGAAAAGGACGAGGCATGAGCCACACGTGTCACGCTCCAGACTGCAATCGCATCGTTCCGGCGAGAATGTTCGCTTGCAAGTTCCACTGGTACAAGCTCCCGAAGAAGATCCAGGACGCGATCTGGGATGAGTACCGGAATGGGCAGGAGATCACGAAGCGCCCGACCTTCCGATACATGGCCGTGCAACGGCTCGCGTGCGCGTACTTGGTGTTCGAGCCGCACAGCGAGAAGGCGGTCCGCAAGGCGCTTCCGTACCTCGCCGAGGCGATACGCTACCAGAAAGCGGCGATTGAAGCGGGACTCGGCGATCCGCTCGAGAACCTCATTCCGAAGGAGTGGCCGACTAAGGAATCGCTCGAGAAAGCGGCGACGCGGCCGGCTGCTCGACTGGGCAAGCCCCCGGTGAAGAAGGCGAGAGGGAGGGCTAAGACGCTGTGAAAGATCTATTCGTAATGGTTCGCGGGGACGCTCGGGTGTGGCGCTTGGCGTCTTACGCCGCGAACGAGTTGTATCTCGTGCTTTCGGGCCAGTTAGGCTTCAGGCGCGCGCCGAAGAGCGAGTGCCGCGTGGGAACTGCGCGCGATTGGCAGAACTCGAGGCGGTGCTCCAAAGCGTGGCGTGAAGGCGGCGGAGAGATGTTCGCTGAAAGGAGAG